CTTCACCGACACCGTCACCAAGCTGGAAGCCGCGGCTGCAGCCAAGCGCGACGAAGCCATCGACCTCAACACCCAGGCTGATGCGCTGAAGACGGCCTCCCTGGTCGCTCACGCCGCGTCGGACAAGGCCCGCGCGGTCGCCGGCAAGATCAAGGAGCTGGTGGCCTAATGCACCACATTCACATGTCGACCCCGTTCTTCTTCGTCACCGTGTTCGGCTTCATCGGCCTGCTCGCTGTCATCTTCGCGTTCGTGCGCAGCATGCGCAACGACCGCCTGGAGGCCGAGGCTCGCGTGGCCGAGGCCAAGGCTGAAGCCGCGTATCACGCAGCCAACCCCGTGCGCCTCACGCCCGACGACATCCAGCGGGTCCATGGCGAGCGCGTCGCTGCACGGCAGGCTGTCAACCATCAGCCGATGGGTTCGGGCGTCATCTCGACGCCGGTCTACCAGGGCTACTCGCCGGCCGTTGCGGCCCCCGTGTATCACTCGGACCCGCTGACCGGCCTCGCGACCGGCATGCTGATTGGCTCGGCCATCGGCAACAGCCACGGCCACGGCGCCAGCACGACCATCATCAATGAGGCGCCGTCGTCGCACTCGCATTCCTACAGCGACAGCGGCTCCTCCTCGTCCTACTCGTCGTCCTCCTCTTCGGACAGCGGGTTCTCCTACAGCGACAGCTCGTCCTCCTCGTCCGATTCGGGCGGCTTCGACGCCAGCTGGTAACGATTGCCGGCCCCCTAGGCTGTTCACCTACAGCCCGTGAAGTCGGGCGGGGCCAGCTCCGACAAACGAAAGAGACTGACTTTTTTCAATGCCGAAATACATTACTGCCACTCTGCCGAAAGGCACCCTGATCCACCCGAAGGTCAACGAGCCCGACGACTTCAAGGGTCAGCGCAAGTACAAGTCGCGCATCAAGTTCAACGACGACGACCACCGCAAGGTCGACGCGTGGCTGCGCAAGGGTGCCAAGGAGCTGGGTGCTCCCGAGGACGTCAAGCTCCCCTGGTACAAGGACAAGAAGACCGGCGAATTGTCGCTCAAGGTCGCCTCGGGCGAGAAGAAGCCCCCGGCCCTCCTCGACGCCAAGGGCCGTGAGGTCCCGCGTGCCAAGGTGCAGGTCGGCGGCGGCACTGTGGCCAAGGTCGACGTCACCATGAACTACTACGATGGCTTCGGCGGCGGCATCAATCTGTACATGAACTTCGTGCAGATCATCGAGCTGAAGAAGAAGGGCTTCAACGTCCAAGAGGAGGAAGGCTTCTCCTACGACGACGAGGACGGCGAAGAGGGTGACACCGAAGCGCCGAAGACCTCCACGGATCTCGACGACGACATTCCGTTCTGATGTCGAAGCCCGCGTTGTCCATCGAGCCTGAGTACCGCTCAAAGCTCGAAAAGGACGTCGCGGAGAAGCTCGCCGCGGCCGGTGTGGAGTTTGGCTACGAAAGCCAGAACATCTTCTACACCGTGCCCGCGCGTGAGGCCAAATATCTCCCTGACTTCTCGTTCGAAGGCTGTCCCATCATCATCGAGCCCAAGGGCCGCTTCGGCGGCAACTACGAGGGCTTCCGCGGCAAGCGGATGGTGGGCAGCAAGGACGCGGCGGTCAAGGAGCGGCAGAAGTTCATCCTGCTCAAGGAGCAACATCCTGAGTTGGACATCCGCTTCATCTTCTCCAAAGCGTCGACCCCGATCTACCCCAAATCCAAGACCACTTACGGCAAATGGGCCACGGACCACGGTTTCAAGTGGGCCGACAAGGTCATGCCGGACGAGTGGGCTGACGAGATCAAAGCTTACCTGAAGCAACCCAAGAAGAGGAAGTAACGACATGACGAAGAAGTCCGCGTTCAAGATTGGCGACAAGGTCACCAGCACCGAGAAGAACTCGTGGACCGAAGGGCTCACGGGCACCATCATCCCGACTTACCCGGAAGACAAAGACTGGGTCAGCGGACTTCTCGTCAAGTTCGACGCGAAGGAGGCCAAGGGTCGCGGCCACGGCCGAGGTGGTGTTGATGGCAGCAACTGGTACATCGACGCGGAGGATCTGAAGCCGGCCACCGACGACACGCTCACCATCGGCGTCCCCAATCTGGCCAAGGATCTGACCCTGCCGGAACAGGCCCGCAAGGTCCTCGCGCATCTGGAGAAGCACGGCGACATCACGCGCCTGAAGGCCGACAAGGTCTACGGGATCGTGAACCTGCCCGACTGCATCTACCGGCTCAAGCGTGCGGGCTACAGCGTCCGCACCGAGCGCCCGGTCGACGATGGCGGCGTGCGCTACGTCCGTTACGTCCTCGCTTAATGGGGAACGTCGTTTCGAAGGGACCCTGCCCGTGCGGGGTCTCTTCAGACGCGCTGGTCACCTACGACGACGGTGGTGACTGGTGCTACCGGTGCAACAACGAACAGAACACTCGCAAAGCAGGCAAGGTGCAAACACCCGACGACGACTTCGCTGAGAAGCCGAAGAAGACATTCGTCCCCATCCAGGGACACTACGCCGACCTCCCGGCGCGCGGGATCACCGAAGAGACCTGCAAGAAGTGCGACTACCAGATCGGCGAGACGGAGAGTGGCAAGCGTGTCCACATCCAGCTGATCAAGGACGAGAACGGCCGCCTGATCGACCAGAAGACCCGCGACAAGGACAAGAACTTCTCCTGGCTCGGCACCAGCCCCTACAAGAACAACGGGGGCATCATCGGCGGCTGGTCCTGGCCGGCGAAGGGCAAGAGCGTCACCCTCACCACTGGCGAACTGGACCGCATGTCCATCTCCCAGGCTTTCGACAACAAGTGGCCCACGGGCTCGCTGCCCAACGGTGACGGCTCGTGCAAGAAGGCCATCCTGGCCGACTACGAGAAGCTCTGCCGCTTCGACAGCATCGTGCTCTGCTTCGATAACGATGAGAGCGGAGCCAAGGCCCTCAAGGAAGCGTGTGATCTCCTGCCGGTCGGCAAGGTCAAGATCATGTCGCTGCCGAAGAAGGACGCCAACGCGGTCCTCACCGACAAGACCCTGGGAGCCGCAGTGCTCGTTCGGGCCTTCTGGGACGCAACGCCCTATCGGCCCGATGGGATCCGTGACGGCTCCGACTTCTCCGTGGATCGGATGAAGCAGAAGCGCAAGCGCGGTGTCTCCCTGCCGTTCCCCAAGCTCAACGAGATGTGGGGCGGCGACCGCGACGGAGAGGTGACCACCATCATCGCCGGCTCCGGTATCGGTAAGAGCACCATCGCGCGCAACATCGCATACCACATGCGGACTGAGCACGACTTCAAGATCGGCAACATCTTCCTTGAGGAAGACAACGACACGACCGTGAAGGCGTATGTTGGTCTGCACCGCGGCATCCCGCTGCGGACGTTGGTGGCCGAGCCTGAGACACTGACTGACGAGCAATGGGACGCGTCCCTGCACGCAGTCGTGCACAACGGCATGATGTTCTACGACCACTTCGGCTCCATCGAGAGCGACCGTCTGCTCACCATGATGCGCTACATGGCCGCCTCAGGCTGCCGTCGAATCGTGCTTGATCATATTTCCATGTCTGTTTCAGGACTGGCCTCAAATGACGAGCGTAAGGATCTAGACGTCCTAATGACGGGCTTAGGCTCGTTCACCCAGGAGACTGGCGTGAGCACCTATGCGGTCTCGCATCTGAAGCGACAGATGGGCAAGGACTTCAACGAAGGCGCACCGATCTCCCTCAGGGACATCCGCGGCTCGTCCGCGATTGAGGGCGTGTCGTTCAACGTCCTGGCGGCCGAGCGTAACCAGCAGGACCCGAAGAAGAAGGCCTTCGCGCAGCTGCGCTCGCTGAAGTGCCGCATCACGGGCGAGACCGGTGAAGCCGACTTGCTGAAATGGAACCTCGCCACCGGATGCTACGAGCCGGCGAGCGCGGCCGACATCGCCAATTTCGATCCACACGACGACGAAGAGGACCAGAAGTTCTGAGCAGACTGCTATACGACACAGAGAGCAACGGCTTCGTTGCGAATGCTACCAAACTGCACTGTGTCGGAATTATCGACCTGAAGACCGAAGAGGTCCTCGGCTTCCGCCCGCACCAGATCAAGGACGCGCTTCAATACCTCTCCGAGGCCGAGGAGCGCATCGGGCACAACATCCAGAAGCATGACGAGAAGCTGGTCACGAAGCTCCACGGGGCACTCCCTGGGGCCAAGATCAGCGACACCTTCATCATCGCCAGGACCATGTTCCCCAGCGTCAAGCTGACGGACGCGGGCCTCGTCGAGAGCGGCAAGCTCCCTGCGAAACTAAGAGGGAAGCACAGCATCAAGGCCTGGGGCTATCGCCTGGGCGAGCAGAAGGGTGACTACGCGGAAGTGCGCGAGGCCGAGGCGCGAGCCAAGGGCATCGTGGATCCGCGGGAGATCGCGGACTACGTCTGGGGCACGTTCAACGAAGACATGTACGACTACATGCTTCAGGACTGCCGCACCAATCTGGTCCTGTGGAAGCACCTGCGGCCCGAAGAGTATCCGCAGGCGCCCATCGAACTCGAACACCGCATCGCCGAGGTGTGCAACAAGATCGAGGAAGCCGGCGTCCCTTTTGATGAAAGGGCTGCTGGGCAGCTTCAAGCTGACCTCGTCGAGAAGAAGACTGTGCTGGAGGAGAGGCTCAAGGAGACCTACGGCTTCTGGTATCAGCCCATCAGCCCCGATCCGACCAAATCTCTGTTCGTGCCGAAGAAGGCCGGCAACGGCTACTGGGGCGATGAATGGACGACGGAGGAGATTGTCCCTGGCAAGCGCAATCGCGACGGCAGCATCAAGATGCGCGCGAAGAAGCACTTCAAGGGCTATCCCTGCACCAAGCTGAAGCTCGTCGAGTTCAACCCCAAGAGCCGCGACCACATCGCGCGCGTGCTCATCAACAGGGGCTGGAAGCCGACGAAGTTCACCGAGGGCAACAAGCCCCAGATCGACGAAGAGACCGTAGAGAGCATCGTCGCCCGCTATCCAGAGATGGACGGTCTGGGCGAATACATGATGCTGGAGAAGCGACTGTCGCAACTCTGCGGTACCGACAACAGTCTGATCCAGTCCGTCAAGGACGACGGCTGCATCCAC